CCGTGTCTCGCCAAGGGTTATGGCCATTTCAGGTGCTGCGATATCCCGGCCGCGCACATCCCCCACCACAGGGGCGGTCGCGGGGGCTTCCACTTTTGCCCCGGAAGGGTTAAACGGAAAAACGTTACTCGTCATAGCAATTCTCCTTTTCAAATAGTCATCGGCCGGGAGTTTTCCCGGCCGATGATGGGTAGGCCGCTTTACACTACGGCGGTTTCGTATACCGTGCCAAACCAACCGGCGGCGGTGGGCGCGTCGGCGGTGTCACTGTCCTCATCCAGGATGGCGCACAGCTTGTGGTCGTTCATGCGGCGGTCAAACGCACCCTCCACCTTGGGCGTCTGGTACTCGATCTTGTCCGAGTCGGTCTTGCCGCTCTTTTCCGGCTCATAGAACTCGCCTTTGTAAAGCCACCAGAGCTCCTTGTGGCCGTTATCGCGCGTAAAGCACAGGCCCAGCGCGCACTTGGCGGGGTCGGTGTCGCCGCTGAGCGTCTGCACGCCCTTGGCGTCGGTTACGCGCGCGAACATGGTGCCCTGAAGCGCCGCGGGGATGTCATCCAGGTTCAGGGTTGCGTCATAGCCGTCGATCTTCTTCTTTCGCCGCACCACGATGTTGCTGGCGTCCAGCCTGCCTTCACGGTAGCGGGGCTTCAGGCCAATCTCGATGGATTTGCCAAGCACCTGCGGGGTACCGTATACGGGCGCGGTACCCACCGCATCAGGTGTGGTCATGAACGCGACGTACACGTCCGCCACACCGTAAAAGTAACCCGGGGTCGGGGTAGTCGTAGGCATAAGGGGTCTCCTTTCCGCGCGCGCCACCAGGCGTGCGCCGTGGGGTTATTCCTGCCATCGGCAGGTAATGGGGATGTGGTATAGCTTGGTATCGTCCTCGTAGTTGCGCGGACCGGCGTATTGCACGGTCACGCCTGCGGCGGTCAGCGCGTCCAGCACGCTGCGCAGTTGGGCGTCCTTTACGGGCGTGCGGCTGAACACGTTCACCTGCACCATATAGCCGGTGCGCCGTGCCATATTGCTGGCGTAGTCGGTGGGGGATAGCGTAAGCTCCTGCCATGTCAGGTAGATCGGGTCGGTTGCGTTTGCCGCCGGGTGCTGCGACGCTGGCCACGGAAGCGGAGCGAGGGCATTTTTGATCGTAGCGTTAACGCTCATTCATATCCCTCTTTCTTCAACGCTTCAGCCATAGCGGCCACAATTTCCGGTTCACCTTCCTCAACGGCAGTCCGCATCCACGGCATGGCAGGTGTGTTGCTTTTCCCGTACTCCAGCACAAAGCCGACTTCCTCGATACGCTGCTTCTTTCGGCCGTTCTTTTTAAAGCCGGATGGGAACACATCGAAGTAATGGCCTTTCTCGAATGTGAAATTCGGCCCCTTGTATTGCAGGCTCCCCTTCAGGATGCCGGTACGCACAGGCACCGTCCGCTCCATGCACTTGACGGCCGCCTTAGCCCCCGCCTCTGCGGCGATGATGGCAACGCGCTTGTAGTCCTCGCTGGCCGCTTCAAGCCCTTTGATTACATCGTCAAAGCCGACAACGTTAAAGGTAGCCATGCGCGCTCACCTCACTTCCCTGCGGCTGCCGGATCCGCACCTTGATCTGTGTCCAGTCGCGCCGGTAGCCCAGATGGTTGATCTGCACAATGTCGTACACCGTTCCGCCATAAACAATTTGCATGTCGTTTCGCAGCCCGTTCCGCCATCGGATGGTGAAGGTTACTATGTTTTCCATCTGGTGGGCGGCGGCCTCGTAAAAGTCGCGTCCGCTCACGTCCTTGATGGCCGCCATGGTGTCGCACACCTTTTTGTACACGAGCACCGCGTTACCCTCGTCGTCCGTGGCAGTTCCGTCCGGCTCCTGAAAGGTAATCAGGTGCCGAAGATCTCCGGCGTTCATTCACTCACCGCCTCCGGCTCACTGCGTAGTTGGTGCATCAGGCTCATCACCGTGGGGGGCACGTCGTCTTTGCCCGCCTCCTGATTGCCGCGGGTATCGTAGTAGTGGGTGGCCAGCCGGTATACCGCCAGGTCATAGGAAGCATCGCTATCCCGGGGCTTTACGCCTGCAGCATTTAACCAGCAGATGGCCGCATCCATGCACAGTTGTAGGGTTGTGTCCGCCACATTGGGGTCGGTGGCTGCAAAGCCTTTCAGGCCATCAATAGTTACCGCCATCCGGCTTCACCTCCTGTTGCTCCGCGTTGGGTGGATGCGTGCGCTCGATCAGGTGTAAGTGCAACAGCTGCAAGGCGTCGTCCTCGCTTTCAGGCGCGTATACCACGCCTTTTTCATACCTGTGCCCCCGCACGGTGATCGCCCTTGTCGTTCGGTAGGTTTGCGCCATGGGGCACCCTCCTTTATGCGTTCGTCGATCCGGCCACAGGCACGCCCATCTCGGCTGCCTGCGTGAACACGTTTTCTACAAAGCCCATCACTGCTCTGGTGACCGCGTCAAGGTTGGCAGCACACAGCTCTGGGTCGGACACATCCACGTTGATGCTCACGCCCTTGGCGCCGCGTAGGCTAGCGTTCACGTTGGCGACGTTGCGCCGCTCGCCGGTATCTAGGGCGATGTATAGCGGCATGCTTGGGTTTTGATAGTTTTCCGTCACAAGGTTAGCCATGGGAAATTCCTCCCGTCGTGTAGGCGGGCGCGTACCACTAAGGCACGCGCCCGTTCCTGTTGTTTACTAGGCGGTGACTACCACAGCGGCCGCTTCGCTGGCGGTGCTCACGCCCTCATAAGTCGCCACGCAGTAGTAGTAGGTCGTTCCGGCGGTTGCCCCCGTGGGGATGGCGTAACTCACGTCGGTCGCACCGTTCACGGCAGCGCCGCCCGTATTGCTGTCGGCAGCGTTGCTGTACCATTGATAGGTCGGCGTGCTCCCGTCGCTCACCTGGAAGGCGGCGGTCAGCACCGCGCCGGCGCCGATACTCCCTGCCACAAGGGCAAGGTCGGCGGGCTGGGTCAGCACCGCGATGGTAGGCGCAGCAGCCATTAGCCCGGCAGAGCGAAGCTTCGCCAGCAGCTCGTTGTGTTCGGCGCGAATCGCGGCCACGGTGCTGGCGTCGCTTCCCGCGTCCTGCATGTACTTAATCGGGGGCAACCCGGTCAAGGCGGGCAGCCCGGAAATGGTCGCGCCCGCTTCCAGCGTCAGCTTCGCGCCCGCTTTCACGCGCAGCTCACCGCCGATCACCGTCTGGCTGCCGTTGCGGCCGGTATAGTTTTTCGTTGCGTTCATGGGTTCAGGTTCTCCTTTCCGCTGGTTTCATTCCAGCCGCTTACACCGCCGGGATGAAGATCTCGCGGCGCACCACCGCTTCGGCGTCAAAGCGGGTCACGCCCAGGCGGCTGATGCCGCGCACGTCGATGCGGTTCTTCTTGAAGGCGTCGCCGCCCACGTCGGTGGAAACAAACTCCAGCGGCATCCGCTCAAAGAGCGTGGCGTACTGCTTGAAGTCGCCCACGTAGATGGGGTAGTAGTCGCCCTTGGTCGCGCCCGCGGTGGTCACCACGCGGTTGGGGAAGGTACGGTTGCTCATCACCTTCACCGAGTGGGTTTTAATAAACATCGGCGTGCCGGTCGCGGGGTCGGGCTGCAGCAACGGGCGGCCGGTGCTGTCGGTGATGCTGTCCAAAAAGTCAAAGCCGCTCTGGTTGGTCAGGATCGTGGCCGTCTGGCTGATCGCCGGATCCAGCGCCATGTTCAGGATGCTGCGCAGCTGCATGATGGCGTTCTGGTCGTCATCGTCGGTGATGATCTGGGCGGTCAGCAGATCCAGCGCCGCTTTGAGCAGCTTGTTTTCGGTGATCACCTGCTTCTTGGTGTACCACCGGGCGAGGTAGCCAAACAGGTTGGCCGTTTCATCGGCGGCTAGCTCGCGGCTCACCGGAACGATCAAGCCGTAGGTGTTCAGCGAATAGCTCACCGGCACAAAGGCGGGCTGGTCATCCTCCGGCACCCCACCGGCAGGCGCTTCGCCATCCAGCTGGGTAAGGCCGGTGGTAGGATCGGTATCCACGATGCGGGTGCCCTTGCTTGCGCTGGTCGGCTCCACCGTAAACAGGTCGCGCAGGGGGTTCAGCTGGCGCAGGCGCTCGTTGATCTGCGTCTGCACATCCTCCGGCACCAGGAAGCCGCCGTCGCTGCCCGCAGGCGTGCCGCCGCTCTCGGTCAGCACATCGTAAAGCACGTTCAGGCTCGTGTCCGGGCAAGGGTTGGCAGGGTTCAGCCGGTTACGGATAGCGTAAGCGAAGGCCTGCGCGTATTCGTTGCTCTTGCGGATCACCACTACGCGGCCGCCCTTGGTAGCAGCCTGGGCGGGCAGCGCGGTCTGCTGACCGGCTTCCTCCTGGGCGATGGTCGCGCGGGTCAGGTCAATGCGCGCCTGCAGGGCGTTGATCTTGCCGGTATGCTCGGTCAGCTGCGTAGGGGTCGCAGCCTGGTTAGCCAGCAGCGTCTGCCCACTGGCCACCAGCGTGCGCATGTCATTTTGCAGGTTTTTCAGGGTATCCTTCAGCTGAGTCAGGTTTTCCATAGGGGTTACCTCCTTCTTGTGCTTGTGGGTCACAGGCTGGCGTCGGCCTGCGCCAGTGCCAGCGCAAAGCTGGCCTTGTCGCGGTCGGTCGCCGCATCAGGGGATGTGGGCGCGGTGCCAAGCGGATGCCCGTTAAGGTAGCTTCTGTGGGAGTGTTCCAGAGTGTGGTGATGTGAAAGGAAACTGGGGTTGAAGTCCTTGGTGGTTGCAGCCGTGGTCGCCTGCCCGCCGCCCTCCGGAGCCGCGCCCTGTACCTTCGCCAGCGCCTTCATCACGGCGGCGTTGTCCACGCCGTGCATGGCATAAGCAAACCGCGGCGCCTGGTTTGCGCCAGCTTTTCCGATCAGGGCGTTGTCCTTGTCGGGGTCGTCCTCCTCGTCAGGCGCGGCGGCGCTTTTCTTCTTTGCGGGCTTGCTCACGTCGTCCGCAAAGCCCAGCTCCAGCGCGCGGCCGCTGCTCATCCACGTTTCGGCGTCCATAAGCGCGGAGAGCTTCGCCCGGGGCAGCGCGGTTTTGGTTTCGTAGGCGTTGATGATCGACTCTTTTACTTCGTCGAGCATCTGCATCCCCTGGCGCATATACTCGCTGTTACCAATCGCCACCGCCCACGGATTGTGGATCATCATCAGGCTAACAGGGCTCATGCTAACATGGTCGCCCGCCATGGCCACCACGCTGGCGGCGCTGGCAGCGATACCGTCGATTCGAACGGTCACCTTGCCGGGGTACTCGCAAAGCATGTTGTAGATCTGTGCGGCCGCCACGCAGTCGCCGCCCGGGCTATTGATGCGTACTACAATGTCCCCGGTGCCCTGCATTAGCTCCGCACGGAAGGCCGCCGGGGTTACCTCATCGTCAAACCAGCTTTCTTCCGCAATCACGCCGTCCAGCGCCAGTTCACGCTCACCGTCCGGATCGCCTTTCAGCTGGTTAAACACCCAGAAATGGTTCAAAATATTCACCTCACTGTTCTTGTCGCCCGAGTCTATCGCCCGCTGTCCTTTACCGTTGCGCCTGTCAGTACCATCTTGAGCGGCAGCAGGTCGCGGGCACACAACAGCACGTCACCGTCAGGGTCGGGCGGAAGATTGTCCTTTTCGCGCACTTCATTCGGTCTCATCCACCCGCCGCGAATGGCCTTCTGGTGCTTGTCGGCCATGGTTTTCACGTCGCCGCGCAGCACCGCGTCCATGTCAAAGCTGAAGTGGTATCCTTCCATGATCCGCTCCCAGGTGAGCAGCTTGCGGTCAAGCTCAGCTTCCCATTGAGCCACAATCGGCAATATGGTCAGCTGCATCAGCTCGCGCATCTGCTGTTCATTGTCAGCAAAGCCTTTGTCGCTGGTGTCGCCCAGCAGGCTGGGGGGAATGTTGTACACCGTAGCCACACGGTTGCGGGTCATGTTTTCCACGCCCAGCACGTCGCTGTCCACCGGCGTGCGACTCAGGTTAGCCACCGTCATGCCGCCGTCCAGCACAATGGCACTGCGGCCGCTGTCGTTGTATGCCTCCAAAAACTGCTTGATAATCTCTTGACGGCGTTCTTTGTTCAGCCCTGTATTGGGTACCGTCAGCACAATGGAATTATTGATCGCCTTGATCTGCTCCATGGTGTAGGTTTTCACGTCGGCATCGTACTGGATGCTGCCGCGCAGAACGTCCATGGGTTTGATGCCACGCTCGCCGTTTGCGCTCATGTGCCGAATCACGATCATATCGCTGTTGTGAACCCAGAATTGTTTCGGGCTGTCCGGAGGGGTTACCCGGTACCAGATTTCCCCGGTATCCATCATGCGGATGGGGGTCACGCGCGTGGGGTCCAACACATCCAGCCGATCGATCGTACCGGCGAGGGTGGGCACGATCAGCGCGTAGGCGTTGCCTTCATTGCCCACGCACGCCTGCATCGTCAGCCGGAACATGAAGGCCGTCATGCGGGGGTTGGGCGCGTAAGCGATCAGCTTTTCCAGCGAGTCTTTCTTTTGCAGCTCCATCCCCTTATACAGGTGTAAGGGCATACAGGCCACGGTGTTGGCCACGCGGCTTACCGCCGCGTAGATGGCCTCGCTGGCGGTCATGTATCGATCGGCGCGCGTCTGGTACACGCCGGTCATGGGGCCTTTTGGCTCGTCGCGTGCCTTCGCAGCCCTTTTCCACGGGAAGATCGCCATGTGTTTCACTCCTTTCGGTCAGCCGACCGGCCGCCATGGCAAAATGAAAAGCGTCAACGTTGGCGCTTTTGGGAAGGCTAAAATCGGAATACCGTTACGCTTGCCGGCACTGTATCCCCCAGGATGGGAGCTTTCTGCATGGCCACCGCATGCGCGTCCAAAAAGGCCATGAATCCATCGATCTTGCGGTAGCGGTTGCGTTTCACAGGCATCCAGTTTTCACGGTCGCGGTCACGGTAATCATTGCGTAGCCGAACATTGTGCATGTACCAGCGCAGCATCGGGTCGTTGTTGCTAATCAGTCGCCCGTCCAGCAGCATTTCCCGTACATCCTTCATCGGGTCGTTCATGGTCATGGGGCCTTGGCGCTTCACCTCGCAGCAGAAGCCCGCGCCTTCCAGCATCCGGGTCAACCACACCGCGTTAGCCGGGTCATACCCGATGCTGATAATCTCGTACTTTTTCGCCTGGTCAACAAACCACTGGTACACCACATCCTGTGGAATATAGTCGCCGTCGCAAATCGTCAGCAGCCCCTGCAGCGCCCATTCGTAATAAGGAATTTTCTCGTTGTCCATCTCCACCTTACGCTTGGGCACCCAGCTGTGCTGCAGCACGAACGAATCCCCATTGTCCAGCGGAAACTCCAGCGCGGCAGCGGTGAAGTCCTCACGGCTGCTCAGGTCAAACCCACCGTAGCAGCTTCGCCCGGTCAGGCTTTCCATGTCCAGCGTTTTGCGGTTGCGGTTCAGCACGCTGATGTCCACAAACCCGGCGTCGCTCGCATCCGCCATCACGTTCAGCTGCTTGGTAATGAAGTCGCTGCGCTCTTGGGGAATGCTCTTGCACCGCTCCCAGTCATTGCTCAGCGTATCAAGGTCCAGCAGCAGGCCCATGCCTGGGTTGGCCTTCACCCAGCAGCTGCGGTCCTCAATGTTGTCCGCGCTGTCCAGTTCGCAGATGAAGCAGAAAAGCCGGTCGGCCACGCTGGCGGGCAGCATTCCCTCCTGCATCGCGTCCGTGAACAGCGCGTAGTAATCCATTAAGGGGCCTTCCAGCACCGTGCCCATAGTGGTGATGTAGATGGCAAGCGGCTGGCGGCGTTTGTTCATGCCGCGCTTGATCACGTTGATCAGCTTGTAGTCGCGGTATTCGTGGATTTCGTCGAACACCCCCATGTGCGGGTTCAGGCCATCCAGCTTGTGGCTGTCGCTGGCCCGGTGCTGGATGCGGCTGTTGGTCTTGTCGTAGTAAATGCCATCCCGCAGGGTTCGGAATCGGCTGGCTAGGAAGGGGCTGGCCTCAATTTGCCCTGTACACTCGGTATATACGATGCTGGCCTGCTCCTTACTGTTGGCCAGCAGGTACACATCCGCGCCGCGCTCCCCATCCTTGCTTGCCCCGAAGGTAGCGTTCCCCGCCATCAGCGTACTTTTCCCGTTGCCGCGGCCCACCACGATCAGCGCCTCGCGGAAGCGGCGCAGTCCGGTTTCCTTGCTCACCCAGCCGTAGATGTTCCCCTCGACGAAGCACTCCCAGGGCATCAGCTCCATGCGTTCGTAATTGCCTTTGGTGGGTGCTAAAAAGCGCTCCATGAACTCAATCGGCCGAAGGGCCAACCGTTCATCGAAGCGCCATGGGTATTCCGGGTCTTTTGATTTTTCCAGATCCAGCAGGAAACGCGCGCAGGCCATTTTAACCTTCTCACAGGCAACCTGTTTTCCGGTCGTAACGTCCTGTGCATATCCATAAAGCTTCCCCAGTGGGTCAAGTGTCGGGGAAATCGTCAAACTCATCTTCCGGCTTGCGAGGCACTTCCGTTTCGCCCGGGCTTTCCGCCTGCCCTTTCAGATGGGCGGGGGTCAGGCGAAGTTCGTGCAAGTGCTTTCGCTGCTGCTCCCGCAGCATGCGCGCCTGCTGGATGCTTTTATTTTCGCGCATACCGGTTTGCCGCCCATTTTTCCAGGGTACCATCACACCCCGCTTGGCCACATCCTCATCGAAGCTCCGTTTTTGCTCTTCCATCATGGCAATATCACCAGCGATACTTTGGGCAATGTCGTCCATGCCGCCCGGCCGTTTTTCGCAAACGGCACAGATGTTTTCGTACAGTGCCCGCGCCTCTGGGTTTTTGATACGCGCCAACTGCTGTTGCTTCATGTCCTCGTTCATGTCGGTGCCTCCTATATCTTGATGACCCGGGCGCGGTTCGGCTTCGTGGGCTTGGCCGCCTCCTTGGCCCGCCCCTTTTCGGGGTGCCGCTGATTATGGCACTGTTTACATAGGCTGCGCAAATTTTGGATATCCAGTTCAAGGTCTGGGCGCTCGCTGCGCGGTATCACGTGGTGCACCACCTCGGCGTCCCTCACCTTGCCGCGCCCCCCGCTGTGAAACCGCTCCATGCAGTCGCAGCATAGGTAATTGTCCATGCGCATCCGCTCGGCAGCGGTGCGCTTCCATACGCCCGTGTGGTAGAAGGGTTCGCTCTCTTTGTGATACACAGCTTTCACCCCACGCAAAAAGGCGGCCCCTTCGGGTCGCCCTGCTCGCTTCTTTTGCAGTTTGATCATATCACTGTCAAGAGTGCATGTCTAGAGCATGTGCTGTCACATGACAGTATAGTGCTGTCATATTACAGTATAGTGCTGTCACATACTGTCATATGCACTGATAGTGCTGTCATATGACAGTATAGTGCTGTCATGTGACAGCACATGACAGCATGTGACAATGTATCCAAAGCCTTGCAGCACAAAGAAAACAGGCATTTCTGCCCGTTTTACCGTGGAGGTTGGAAAGGTTCACCGGTACCAGCTCGGAAGCACCGTCTGCACCGTCGCATCCTCGATCTCGCCGATCATTTTCAACCCATCCGCCTTCATGTTCCGAGTATACCCATAGCTGTAATTTTCATGTTTTGCCACCACGTTCAAGGCTTCGCGCATTACATAATACCGGTGCATAACACCACGTACGGTGGGCGGTAGCGCACTAACTAGCTGGGTACACGCAGTAACTTCCGCCTCCTTTTCTCGCAGGCGCAGCGCCAGTTCCTCCTCCAGTCGGGCAAGTTCCACGGCATAGGTAGCGGTTTTGTCCTTTGCCCCGCCTCCGTGCCCGCCGCCAATATCGTCCATTTTGGGTGTCACGTTGGTGGCAATCTCCCGGTACCGGGCGATATCCGCCCGTATGGTTTCGATGTCCTCATCCGCCCGCCGGCAACGGGCGAAAACCTCCACGGCGTTCATGCAATGCCCCCTTCTCTAGTCGTCAAGCCCCGGCGGCAGGTCGTCGCCCGAAACTTCTGTGTACCCGTCGCTGCTCTGCGTCGCCTGCTCGGCGGCAGGTTCGTCCTGTTTTTTGCTGCCAAGAAAATCCACTTTATCCGCCACCACCTCAAAGGCGGTTCGTTTCGTGCCCTCCTGGTCCTCGTAGGTATGCACTTCCAGCCGCCCCACCACACTGCACTTACGCCCCTTGGCCAGGTACTTCTGGCAAAGCTCTGCCAGGTTACGCCAGCACAGGATGGGGATGAAGTCCGCTTCCGGCTGGTTTTGCCCCTCGCGCTTCCGGCGGTTCACCGCAAGGCTAAATCGGCAGTAAGGGATACCGTTCTTTGTCTGCCGGGTTTCAGGATCGCGTGTCAGATTCCCGATCAGGATCACTTCATTCATGAGAATGGTCCTCCGTCAGCTCTCTTGCCTCCTCTTCGGCGGTCGTTGCCCCGCCCTGCCCTGACGCGCATCGCGCCACAAATGCCGAAACATCTGCCTTGTGGGCCTCCACAGCCTCAACCTCCAAAGCTTTGAGCTCAACGAGCGAATCCACCAAAGCCTTGCTCCCCTTGGCAATTAGCTGCATCGCATCCCCACATTGCTGCATGTGCAGCAATAGCAAGTCGGGCAGGCTTACATACTCAGCAGCGAGAAACCGACTCCAGTTGTCATCGCCCGTCTCCATGTCGATTTCCACTGGCCCGTAGCAGGTCGCAATCCACGCCCGCACGGAAGGCCAAAGAAACGCCATATTCTCAGAACTGAGGATGCCGATGACACCCATGCCCTGCTCAGCAGCCTTGGCACGCAACATGTCTGCGGTAATCTCAAGTCCTGTGTGTTCTTGAATTTTTTCCTGGTTGGTCATGTTACACTTACCTTCTTTCATCGGCATATCCACGATAACGGCATCCCTTCCAGTAGGGGTACCGCATTGGGTAAGGTGTATCGCAAACCTTAATATTATGCTTGCGACACTTCGCTGCCATTTCACAAAGAGTTCGATACGTGAAGTCCTCCACACCGCGCGATATATCAATATCTGGATCCGGGACTTCAACGGCCGGGCAACAGCCTTTCATGGACACACGCCTGTGCAGTAGAATCCACATGCATGCAGTAAGCGTTTTTCCGCTTCGACGTTCCATACCATAAAGGTATGGGCGATCTGGGCACATCACGATATCGCGCAGGAACGGACCCAGCCTTACATGCACTGCGTGCTCAATTCGCATCAGGCGAACTCTCAGCAGTAGCTTTTTGAGGATTTTTTTCACCCTTTCAAGCCTCCTTTTTCCGCTTAAGCATATACCGTCCAGCCTTCCAGTTCGCGCACCACCCACCCGATCGGTGTGTCCCGCACCATAGCCGGTGGAAACAATGTTCGCAGGTGTACATCATTTTTGGAGATATTCCGCCATGCCGTCGCGCTCTTTTACGGCGGTGATCACCCGGTAATCTTCCCACAGTGCAATCTGTTCCAGCACCACGCTATACTCGCACTTGGGCAGCTCCCGCAGGCTGTTCACTCCGGCAGCCAACTTCACGGCCTTGCGTATGGCGCGGGCAATCGGTTCCCGGCACGCGTAAAAGTAAACAGAAGGATGCTGCTTCATAATTTGGTCAAACCCTTGCACCGCGCAGATAACCTCCGCACGATGCTGGATCTCGTTTCCGATCTCCCGCGCCTGCGAGGCCGTCACACGTATAGCCAGCGCGTTTTGTTTTTCTAACTTCTCTACCCGGGCGTTGATCATCCGCTGGCTTTCGGCCACGCCGCGCATCAGTTCAACCATCTGTCCCATCATGGCACCAAGCTCCCGTAGATCAACCAGTTCGCCGTCCGGTTTCGGCTGCGGTATCATCTCTTTACTAGTCAAGGTCAACCACTCCTTCCACGGCCTTCATGGCCTCGCGTGAGCCCTCCACCCAGGCGCCCACCATATCGATGTACTGTTCCCACCCATCCCGGCTCTCCCGCCGCAGGGAGGCCAATGTGCGCCCCATGTGAGGCACCGTGCCCACCTTGCCCAGGAAGGAGCGTGTTGCCTCAGCCAACCCTTCCAGCGTAAGCCCTTCCGTGGGTTCCCCAGTCACGTCCCCGCGGGCGATCTGCCTGCGAAGCGAAATCAGCGCATTCTGGGCTTCCTGCCGCTTATCGGACTGCTCCATCAGTCGGGCTTCCTGTTCCTTCATAGCACGCTGTGCGGCATCAAGCTTTCCCTCCAGCAAAACTATGTTTGCCTGGGCTTCGGGGGCAATCCCCTCGTCAGGGGCCGCTTTCCGCGCCTCTTCCAGGTCATCGCGCAGATTTTTAATCGTCAAACGCCACCGGTCATTGGCACGCTGGTCAGCGTTGAGCCGATCTTCCGCTTCGGCATCCGCTCGCGTTTCCGCTGCTTTAAGCCTCTTTGCAAGCTCTTCCTGTGTTTTACTGTAGTGGGCATCACGGGCGTCAATGGCTTTTTGCAGGCTGTCCGCGCGCCGATCGGCCTCCTGCTTGGCTTCAATCGCTTCCTGCAGCTTCCGCACACTCAGCCCGTCATCCTTGGCCTGTTGCGCCATGGCCTCTCGTTCCGGCTCCGGAAGGGCGAGGATCGCCTGCACCTGGCTGATGGGTAGCGTCGCCAGCACGCTACCCTCGGGCACCTCCCGCGCCGTGGCCATCAGCCGCTGGGCGGTGCGCTCGCTCATGCCGGTATGCTGCCGCACCCATTCTTCCCACTGCCCGTGGGGCACCAGCTCGCGCTCCTTGGCTTCAATCAGGCACAGCCCAACGCCTAGTAGTTCATCCGCCGCGTGTTGGAAGTGGGTGGAAATGCGCACTTCGATGCGTCGCAGCTCTGTTCCAAGACCCGACGCGCTCAACTCTTGCATTCTCCATCGCCCCCTTTCAAGCTGGGAACTTGGCTAAACCTGTCGGAAACCGGATCAGCAGTTTCGGCCTTTTCGGCCACAGATTCGCCGGATGGGAAAATACACATACACTCCGCAAGGTACCGGATCGTCGCCTGTCGCACCATGTCGGGGTAGTTTTTCCCAAACGTGCACAGCATGGCGTAGATCACATTTTCGTTGATGCTGCCGTGTAACATGACCTTGATCTTATCGCCGTCTACCGCCCACAGTAACAAAACGGTTGCCTCCTCGATAGTCAGCTGAGCTGTGCCGCTGTTCACAATCTCAAACCGGCGATCAGCGATGTCCCTTTTTTCGTAAACCCCCTTGCCCAACTTAAGCTCCATACAAACATCCTCCTAAAATGGTATTTCTTCCCCATCGACCACTGTATGGCCGTTGGGGAGGCTTTCAATTTTGATCTGCTCCTCGGCAGGCTCCCCGCCGTCCAGCAGCTTGCGCGGGATCCACAGCACCCGTTCGGCAGGTTTGTCGCTTCGCACGCGCTTCAGGTAACTGTAGGTCTTGCTGGTGGCTGGCGGGGTAATGAACCCGTCGCTGCGCATCTGCCGGTACAGGCTACGCTGGGGCAGCTGCAACTCAATACCTTGCTTGCGCACCTGCTCGCTCACCAGCGTAAATGCCATTTCTGGCATGATGTAATAATATTGGCTGTCCATCCAGCCCACCATGCCGCGCGCCGGGTCACTGGTTTGGGTACCGTCAGTCAAATCGCGCACCGCCGCGATCTTAGCCACCAGCATTTCACCCAGCGTCCGCAGGAAGGCGCGCCCCGGGCGCTCCTCGGCGCTTTCTTCCGCTTGCTGCGTGCTGTTGGCAAGCAGCGTGCTCCAGGCTGCCTTGCGCTCCTTTTCGGCCAGTTCTGGGGGTAACTCCCCTGCTTCGGTCATGTACGTAAGCATCATTTCATATCCCAACATCAGGCAGGCAATGGTGCCCGGAGCGCGGTTGTGGGCGCTCTTGCTAGCTTCCTTTTGCGCCTTGCTGCGCAGGGCTTGAAAACGTTCCAGCAGCTTGTCGGGCAGTGCGTCCATCTGGGGCAGCAACCATTCGATGTACCCACGCATGGCCTTGGCCAGGTAGCCCTTGCGGGCACATTCCTGCGCAGCGGTCAGTGCGTCGTCCATGGGCACGTCCCCCTTTTCCACATTGATCAGGAAGAAGCGTGCCACGCCGCTTTCGCCCACGTTGGGCGTGCTCTCGCCGCTGATGATGCTGATGCACCGTGGCGGCGTGTCCTCGCGCAGGCTGGTATCGCTGTTCATGCGCTTGCGGGTGGCGTTGTCGCCGAAGGTCCGGCTCAGGCTCTGCGCGGTGGCTTCCATCCTCCGGCGCTCCTGAATGCTGCTGGTCGGGTGGTAGTCATCCACCACAATGGGCACATCCTTGAGCAGAAAGGCTTTTTTCTGTATGTAGTTGGCCGTATCATTAAAGCTGGCGGGCAGGCTGTTGGCGGTAAAGCTCCCGAAATGGGAAAGTGCCAGCGCCGAGGCGGTGCTCTTGCCGCATCCGCTTTCGCCCACCAGAAATAGGCTGAAGTTCGGGCTGCAACTCGCCGTGTCCATGGCTTCCTTGAGTGGGGCCAGGTAGGCGGTAGCCAGAAGGGGCACCATCAGGTGCCGTGCGCCCAGGTTCATCACCAGGCTAAAACTAGCCATGATGGCGCTGGATCGGTCGATAGCCGCAAATCCCGGTTCGCCGTTTCCATCTAGCCGGTACGCCTGCAACCCGCTGCCCAGCTCCACGTTCACGTTGTCGTTGCCGATGGCGCCGCCCTGGTACAGGTATGCCCAGCGCCCGCCAATCTTGCGCCATCCTGTATGGTTGTATTCCGTGTACCGCTTCACGCCCTTTTCACCGGCGGCGGCGATGGCGTAGCGAAGGTTGTCTTTTACCGTGCTCCCGGGCAGGATGTTCCCGCGAAGCCCCCAGTTGTCCATCACCCAGCCCATGCGGTCAAATACCTTGCTGTTCACGCGCACCTGCGGCATCCGCGCCCCGTCGCGGGTCCACCCGTCAATTAGGGTCACCGTTTCCACATTCAGACCGTCATCGCGGGTGATCTCCGCCACCGGCACCGCCAGAAAGGCGCACAGCCTGCGATGGTTCTCCTCGCTTTCCCATTTGCAGATGCAACCATCCTCCACGCAGTAGCCGGGTATGCTGTTCATGCGTTCGGTGGCTTTTTCGCGCTCCGGGTCGTTCTCGGCAGGCGCTTCGCCCTCCGGAGCCTGCGCCTTTTCCAGTTCATCAAGCATCGCAAGGGTCAGGGTCGGCGTATCCGCTTCCAATTTTTTGAGAATTTCCAGCCCCCGCGCTTTCTTGGCGATCTTGAACAGGTCGGTGATATCTCCCTTCTCGGGAAGCGGGATGCCGCTCTGCGTCAGGTTGAGCAGTTTCACGCTCTTGCAGCCCGGTAACAGTAGACGAGCAACCTTGCGCCGGTCGTAGGTACCCGTTTCGTCGATATCGGGCAGGATGATCACGTCCGCGCCACGCAGGCTTTCGGTATGCTCCGACTGCCACTTAATGGCCAGTCCCTTCTTGCTCGCACCGCCTGGGTTAGTTGTGGCGGCAAAGCCCAGCGCGGCCAGGTTATCCGCGTCCTTTTCCCCCTCCACCAGGTACACAGGCTTCCCTGCGCGAATGGCCTCCAGCACTTCCGGAAGGCGGTACAGCGGGTGGCGCACATGGTCGGCCTTGTACACGTATCCGTCATATTTGGCTTCGATGTTATGGGGGTCATGCACCCGCTGTAGGAAGGTCTTTTTGGTTTCGCCGTCCTCCTCATGCTCGTACCGGCAAACCTCAAAAAGCGGATTGCCCGCTTCGTCCGTGTAGTGGTACACGGTAGTCAGCTTCCCAAGATCCTTTTTTTTGCGCTGGGGCGGGGGAAGCTCCTTGCCCTTGCGTATGCGCTGGTCAAGGGAGGGCTGTTTCTTCGGGTCGGCATGGCTGGCCGGATAAAGGTCTTTGGGCTTAACGTTCAGCCTGCGCATGATCTCCGCATTATCACATCCGGCTTGGCAGCAAATTTTGATTGCCCACACCCCGGCGCTCTTCCCGCGCTCCATGGGGCCTTCGGTTACACACAAACTGGCGGTGCTGTCGTCATGGGCGGGGCAGCGGCACATGTATTCCCCGGAAGCGTTCGGCCCGCTCTCTACGTGTAAGAGCGCCAGGAACTCCTGTAATTCCATGGCTCGCGCCTCCCTTTACCTTTTCGTTCCATTGCTCATGCGCTCTTTGATGGCGGAGAGCACTTCCTCCGGCTGAAACAAGTATTTTCCACCAAACATCTGCGCGGGGATCCATCCGGCGCGCACCCCGCGGCGCACGCTGGTAACCCGAAGCCCGGTCAACTCGCTGACCTCCTCAATGCTGATGCCCTGCGCCTCGTGCTCTTTGGCGACAATATCCCGCAGTTGATCCAAGTCAACCATCATGCGGCTGCCCAAGTGTAGGCAGGGAAAGCGTCCTGTTTTGATTCCGCTGCGGATCAGCTGTGCGGATATCCCCAGCGCTACCGCAGCCTCGTTTGTGGTTGCCAATTTCATGGCTTTCCTGCCCCCTTTCCCATGGCTCTGTCCAGCGCGTCGATGCTCTCCTGCATCATGGCGCGGATCTCTACCGCTTTAGCGCGAATCTTCGCACACAGTTTTTCTTCATCCGGCCCCACCTTCCCGTCTCGAGCGACAGCCGCAAACTGCAGGGCAATGTCGTGCACCCCGGGGAAGGTCAGCGCCCATCCCAGCGCAGAGCGTTCTAACGTACCTTCTCCATCGCTTTCGCGGTACTGCTCCGTCAGGATCGGGCAGTTGGCGCGGATGTGCGCCGCGCGCAGCCAGGGCGTACAGTATACTTCGATCATCTGCTGCACCACATGGCAGGGCGGCACGATGGATCCGTTTTCGTAGTCACCCAGCGTATAGGCGCAACAGTAAACCATCTCTGCCACGCGCTCCCGGCTGGAAAACAGAGGGTCGCGGGCCGCCGCTTCCCGACGCGCCCGCAGGTAAATGTTGTTCTTGTCCATCCTCACGGCCTCCGGTTTTCGATAAACTGGCATAGTTCATTGATGGCGGTTTCCAGCCATGGAAGCCGCTTGCCCGGGCGGCCGCTCAGGTGCAACCAGTAGGCCATTTGCAACTTGCCCACAAGAACCCGCGCCTGTTCCATCGCTTCGGAACTTGGGGCAAAGCACTTGCATCGCGTCCCGCCGTTTGGGTCGTCGCACTCTTCCATGTTACTTGTAAACCACACGCAGCTTATACAGGAGCGCAGCGGAATACCTTCCACCCCATCAATCAGGATCGGTATGCACACAGTCCGATCGGGCTCCCGTGCAAGGTCAATTCCTGTCTGCATCGCTCTGCCCCTCCTTTGCGCTTTCCCCACCATCCGGCGCATTGCCGACCGCGCGTGCAGCCGGAAGCGATTTGTTGAAAAGGTCGGTCGTATTGTGCCGATTGACTTTCATGGTGTGTGGCTGCCTGTCTTTCGTAGCAAGCGTTTTCTCACAGTCGCACGCTTCGCCCGGATCCAAGTGTGCCCCGCAGTTGGGGCATTCACGGTAGTAACTCACTGCAACTCACCCCCGTCCACGTATCGCCATCCAACACCGATGTAATCAAGCACAGCGCCCCAGCCAACGTCATACATGCAGTGCTCCCATAGTTTGGGGTTATCCTGCCTCATCCTGTCAAATCGGTGAGGGCGCTTTTCCAAGTGAATGCCAAACCCGCACAAGTAACAGCCCGTGCGTTGTGCCCTGGTGGTGCGCAGCGTTCCGTCGGAATCCCGCACGATCTCACCGTAAATCGCAGGTATCGGCACGTTCAGATCGATGGCCAGCTGCAAAATATCCTGCCGTTGGAAAATCGCAAATGGAGCGCTTCGCGTAACGGTTTTCCCGTAATAATTGCATCCATGCGCCATCAGCGCCTTTTCACGTTGTCCGTGTTCGCTCGCCATCAACCCCAAAAATGGGCTACTCTTGTGGGCACGCGCCCAATCATCACAGGGTTTCTCCTTCATGTAATAGCAGCATTTTGCCGATACCTTGAAAGGGGCCGTTTCATAAGCCGTTCCATAATTCGCGTTTTCGGATCCCGCGAATTTATCCAGCCATTTTTGAGACATTCTCATGCGGGTTCCCGTGCGGAAGCCGCCCTGCTTCCCGGTGTCACCGGTCATGATCGCATGGCGCACCGTTGCGTTTTTCCCTGTTGGGTTTTGGAGGAGCTCAATCTTTCCCGCAGTCTGCTTACTCAACACTGGGTAACCAAATTCACGGATCACAGCTTCCTGTGTCTTGTACGGCCTCAACGGTTCCACCCCAAGCTGTTTGTGTATCCGCTGGATGCTCACATCTTCTAAGCAGCTCACCGATATGGCAGGGACATCAATACCGATCTTCCGAAGAAATAGCAACAACGTTATGCTATCCAGCCCACCGACAGAAACGTGGCAATTTTCAACCCGGCTGTAAAACTCGCGGGCCTTGACCTCCGCGTGAGCTACTTTGGCTTCATACGGCAACCCCTGCCGTTGAATAAACTCTTTCGGGGTCATTAGCTCGCCTCCTCCAAACAACTTCCCAGCACGTACCCGTCGCCGACATACCCCCACCGTTCTCCGCCGTCATTTGTCCACCGCGTTACCTCCACGGTATCCCCGTCCTCCAGCCACCGCACCCGGTCGCCGCCCGGCTCAGTGCGCACCCGCACCCGGCCGCCGCTGGCGTTTTGGTAGGTGCCCAGCGGCCTGTCCGTCGTGGCAAGAGTCAGGTAATCACTTTTCACGTACCCCTGCCCGGCTTCGATGCTGGCTGTCACCAGCGACCATCCGCCGTTCTCTGAGATCAGCGTCACCGTGTCCCCTGGCCAAAGCTTCCCGATTACATCTGCACCTACCCACGGGTGGTCGCGGATGTTCAAGGTGTCTCCTGCTGTGTTTACGGTATATTCATCACCCGATTCCGCCAACGCAGGGGGGAAAGCAACCACCCAAAGCGCTACACTGGCCAGCAGCAGCGCCATTACTAGCGCCATTCTGCCCGTCCATGGGCGGCAATAACCGTGCATCATGCGCCGTGTCGCCCGGCGTTCCCTAAAGCAGCGGCCAATGCTCCAAAGCAATAAATCAATCATGGTGCGCCTCCTCTGCTGCGAGGGCAGCCAAGCATCCAGGTTCTCCATCATAATCACGGTGCAGCGGGGCAACATACCCGATTGGCGTCACCGCACCCCCACACAGGGGGCAGCTGCGTCCATCGCAGAATTTCGCGTTCATCACCACCGTGCGCCCGCAGGCGTAGCATTTCAGTGCGACCTTTCGGGAATGTGCCACCTGCACATAGGGCGTGTTATCGAAGATGATTCTAGGCTCATACATGAGCATCGGCTCTCCTCTCACGTTTTCTCTTCCATTGTTTTGCGCGGATCTCCATTAGCAGGCGGGCGATATGTACCCCGGTTTGTGTCAGTTCCACACTTCCACCGTATAGCTTAAACTTGTTGAGCACAGCCATTTCGGCGTTAGTCACTAACAGGATATTTTCTAGGGTTATGTTGCGCTTGTTGCCATCGCCAAAAACCAGCTTATGGCCCTTGGGCACGGGACCGTGTACTGCCTCCCACATCAAAACGTGCTTGCCTTTCCATGTGTGTGGGTCGGCGATCTTGATATCCGTGTATCCATAAGTGTTCACGCGCTCACTACCCACCGGCATATAGTTGTGGGGCTGCTGCCCGCGCTGGAACTGTGTTGCCTCCATGCCCGGGTAGGTAACGCCTTTCTTGCCTTTGTTCGGCGGAACGTTGCCAGGCTTAATTCGTCCATCAAGCCCATTATTGATCTTGCGGTTCTTCGCTGCTGCGGTAATCTGTGATACAGAAAGCGCCAACCCGAAACTGTTGTTGAAAAGATCTGTGAACGCGCGGTGGCTTCTCCCGGGCAACTCCCTTCGGATAAACGCGATTTCCTGCTCTGTGTACCGGTGAATTTCCATAATCATTCCTCCAACAAGGGCGGAAGCTTCTCCCCGCGGCTCAGGTACTCGTTTTTGGCAATGGTAGCCTTGAGCACCAGCTGTCCGTTGGCCACGATTTGCGATGCCACTCCAGTGATCGCGCGTGCGCGGGCGATTTCCTCTTTTAGCTTATCGCCGGTGAGGTCTTCTTCGTTGAGCCGCTCTAGCTGTTCAAAAAGATGGTTGTTAAGGTCGCTAATTTTATTTCGTGTCCCGCTCATTGGTACCCCGTCCTTTCTTCTGCTGCGCATCATATGGGCGTTTGTATGGTTTCTATACAAATTAACATTAAAGCTACCTGGGTTATGTATGCCAAATTGCTGCAAGACCAGTGGTGTTTATTGGCTAGTTCGAATATCATTATTCCCGATATTGACGTTAGTATATATCAGCTAATCGGATTTGTAAATACTTCTTCGCAAATAAATATGATTTCTTGATAGATTCGTCGATGAAATATCAAGGGATTGTATAATATGATAAACAGATAAAGGAAGTGGTAAGATGGATTCTATTAGTAAAAAGATCCGTGATCTTCGCACTGATCATGACCTTACCCAACACGATCTAGCAAAAGCGCTAAAGATTTCGCAAGCAAAGCTTTCATATCTGGAAAATGGGCAAGAAATACCTGTTCCCCTGTTGATTGATATATGCAAGTATTTTGGTGTTTCAGCGGACTATATGCTTGGATTTTCAAATTCCCCTCAAGTATCTAACCCAGACTCTCACAAGGTTTTTAATTCCCTTTTTGCAGCCGACTCTGACAGCTTTTCCGCAAACGATGTAATCGCGCTTGCCCGTCAGTTTCTTGCTTACTATGCTGCTGGCGCACCTGCGGGCGCCGCGCCTATGCAATGCTTCAAAAGTGTACTGGCCGCCATGAGCGGGGTGCTTTCAGCTGCTGCGGAAAAGGATATCATCGTACTGCTCAATCAGGCCAACGCCTTGGGGGCCTGCTGCCTGCAGGCTAATGAAATTGTCACCGCCTTCATGACCAATCAAAAAGGATAATTTACGACTGTTACACATAGCCGACCCCACCAGTAACATTCAATTTCGAAAAGTCTGCTACAAAACAAACCTTTATTTTTCAATGGTTTGTACTGCGTTTTTTCGCTTGTAACATTAAAACACATAGGTTTGCATAACCCCCCTCAACTATTTTGGAGGATGAAATATATGGCGACCATCGAAAAGCGCGGCGCGTTCAGCTGGCGTATCGGTGTAAAGGTCAAGCAGCCGGATGGCACGTTTGACTGGGTTCGTAGCCCCATCAAGTTTCCTGTCGGCACATCTGAAACCGCTATGCGAAAACGTGTGGAGATGGAAGCCGCGCGCATGGAACTGGATGCCGAAACCGGCGCGCTGCAAGCCCGGCAGGAGGAAACCCTCGCCACATTCACCGATGTCTACATCAAGGAGTACCTGCGCCCGAACTGTTCACCCAGCTACATTCACACCATCACCCATCTGTTGGAGCGCCGCATCCTTCCGGAGCTGGGCGACGTCCCCTTGCACAAGCTCACCCCGCTCATGTTGGAACGCTTTATCAATAGCCTGCACAATGCCCCCAAGCGTGGCACCACGTTGCCGCCGGATCAGCGCAAACGCAAACCCACCAAGGAAGAGGTTGACCGCTACGCAATGCAGCAGCAGGCCGCCCCTGAAACCCTCAGTGACCGCACCGTTCTGCATTACTACAATTGCTTGAGCGGCTTATTCAAGCAGGCTGTACGCTGGGATAAGCTTGAGGCTAACCCAATGGATAAAGTCACTCGCCCTCACTTCAAACGCAAGAAGATGAACTTTCTGGATGATGATCAGGCCGTTCAATTGCTTCGTTCGCTTGCTAACGAGGAAGATATGTCCTTCCGTTCAGCCGTTCTGCTCGCCCTCACCTGCGGCCTTCGCCTGGGTGAAGTCGGAGGCTTGCGCTTCGAGGATGTCGACTTCACCAAAGGCACGATTGATATTTCCCGCGCCCGCAAGTACACCCCCGAGGAAGGCAGCTTTATCGGTGACACAAAAACCGAAGAAAGCAACCGCATGATCTCGCTGCCCATCGCCCTGCTGGTGCTCCTGAACGAAACCCAAAAATACCATGAGGAAGTGGCCTCCCTACTGGGCGATCGATGGCGTGGTGATGGAACCATCGTCTGCAGCTGGGACGGTTCCCCACTTCACCACGATACTCCCAGTAAGCAGTGGCGCAAGTTCGCGGATAATAATGGGTTCCCGGGCGTGCGCTTTCATGATCTGCGCCATACGCACGCATCGCTCCTACTGGCCAGCAATGTGGATGCCGTCGCCGTCGCCTCCCGACTTGGACACAGCGATGCTGAAACTACCCTGCGCGAATACGCCCACGCCCTCCGCAAGCGCGATCTCGCCGCCGCCGAAGTCATGCAGCAACTGTTCAGCGCCCAGCAAACCACATCCGCAGATCTTGGTCGCCTGCAATCCCTGCACCCAACCATCACGTACAGCCCAGCCCGAAAACCATAG